TCATCGTACCATGAAAAACAAAATGAATAAGAAGAATAAGTAATTAACATATGGCATTACCTACTTTTCTCTCCCTCGTGAATGATGTCTTAGTACGTCTTCGTGAGCCTACTGTCTCCACCGTAGCTGAGAACACTCTCAGTACATTGGTAGGGAAGTTCGTTAACGATGCTAAACGTGAGTGCTCCGATGCTTACGATTGGGATGCATTCAACACAGCTATCACCATTACGACAACAGCTAGTCAATACACTGGCTACAGCTTAACAGGCGCTGGTACTCGTTTCCGTGTCATCAACGTATTGGACATCACTGACTACGGTACTCTGCTTCCCACTACAGTCAATGAGATTGAAAAGAGAGTATTCAGTACTGCCTCACCTCAGAATGCTGATCCTAGCGAATACGCTTTTAAAGGTGTAGATAGCAATGGTGACTCCCAAGTCATGTTGTGGCCTATCCCAGTTAAGACTAGCTCACTACGTTTTAGCTTGGTCGTACCAGAAACTGACATGACTGCTGACTCCGATACGACTAAGTTAGCTAAGGAGCCTATCGTTTTAGGTGCTCTCGCTAGAGCTTTGGTTGAACGTGGTGAAGATGGTGGCTTAAGTAGTTCTGAATGTTACGCTTTAGCTAAGAAAGCCTTAGCTGATGTTATCGCTATTGAACTTGCTCGTTCCCCTGAAAATGATGCTTGGATTCCAGCGTAATGTCTCAACAACTTCAAGCCTTCTCGATTACTGCTCCGGGCTTTATGGGCCTGAACACACAGGACTCATCGCTTGATCTGGCCTCTGGCTTTGCTTTAGTTGCTAACAACGCAATCATTGACCAGTACGGTCGTGTAGGTGCTCGTAAGGGTTGGAGTAAGCAACATAGCACATTAGCTGCTTTAGGTACTGCTGATGTCAAGACTATCACTGAATTGGTAGACAAAGACGGCTCTACTTATACCTTGTGTGCAGGTAACAACAAGATCTTTAAGTTAGTTGGTACTACGCTCAGTGAAGTTACCTTCAATGGTGTAGGTACAGCTCCTACGATCACAGACAGTAACTGGTCTACAGCCTTCCTCGATGGTGACTTGTACTTCTTCCAACGTGGTCATGTACCTATTGGTTTCGATCCTGCATCGTCTACAACTCAGTATTATCGTGTAGACCAAGAATCAGGTTATAACGGTACGGTTCAATTAGCTAATATTGCCATAAGCGCCTATGGTCGTATGTGGAATGCTGATACCACTACAGACAAGGTAACTGTCCAATGGTCTGACTTGAAGAACCCTCATAAGTGGGGTTCAGGCACAGCAGGTACATTGGATACTACGTCTGTGTGGCCTAAGGGCGGAGACAACATTATTGCCTTAGCCGCACATAATAACTTCCTGTTTATTTTCGGTAAGCATAACATCTTGGTTTATCAAGGTGCTAATACCCCAGCTACGATGACTCTGTATGATGTCATTACAGGTATTGGATGTATCGCTAGAGATTCCGTAGTTAATACAGGCACAGACGTTATCTTCCTGTCGGACACAGGTGTGCGTAGCGTAACTCGTACTATTCAAGAGAAGTCAGCTCCTCTGCGTGATCTATCTAAGAATGTACGTAATGACTTGATGTCCGCTGTAGCTGGTGAAGACTTAGCGACAATCAAAGCTGTGTACTCACCTAGAGATGCTTTCTACTTATTGACTCTTCCTGTCTTAAAAACAGTGTATTGTTTCGATATGCGAGGAGCACTTCCAGACGGCGCTGCTAGAGCAACAACATGGACAAATATTGAGCCTAAGAGCTTCTGTGTTCTCACAGATGGTTCCTTACTTATTGGCAAGGAAGGCTTTGTAGCTAAACATACTGGCTACTTAGATGATACGTCTACTTATCGTTTCCAGTACTTTACGAACCATACCGACTTAGGTACACCATCGGTTACATCTGTCTTGAAACGTCTTAACGCTGTGGTAATTGGTGGTAGTAACCAATATGTGACCTTTAAATGGGGTTATGACTTCTACGGTAACTACCAAGCACAGAACGTACAGATTCCAGCTCAAGGTGTAGCTTATTTTGGTGTCTCAGAGTATAATGTTTCTAGTTCTGAATACAGTAATGGTATTGCTTTGCAAACACTTAAAGTTTATCCTAATGGATCAGGTAAGGTAATTCAAACAGGCTACGAAGCAGATATTAACAACCTTCCACTATCTATCCAGAAACTAGAGATTCACGCTAAGAACGGAAAACTTGTATGACAGATTATACTAAAAGTACTAACTTTACATCTAAAGACACCCTTCCTACGGGTAGTGCTTTAAAGATCATTAAAGGCGCGGAGTTCGACACTGAATTCAACGCTATTGCCACAGCTATTGCAACTAAAGTAAATACCTCAGATATTGGTACTACAGTACAAGCTTACGATGCTGATTTAACTACCTTAGGCGCAGGAGGCTCTGCGGCTCGTTCCTTTTTAGGTCTTGCTATAGGCACTAACGTACAGGCTTGGGATGCCGATCTAGATACATGGGCAACAAAGACAGCCCCTAGTGGAACTGTTGTAGGCACTTCTGATACTCAGACATTAACTAACAAGACGCTTACAAGCCCAACAATCGGTGGCACACCTACAATGAACGCTAGTGTGCTTTCATCGGGTACGGCTGTCGCTTCAACTAGTGGTACGAGCATTGACTTTACGTCTATCCCTTCTTGGGTTAAGCGTATTACTGTGATGTTTAGCGCAGTTAGCACTAACGGTACATCTGTGCCAATAGTTCAACTTGGCGCTGGTTCTGTTGAAACCACGGGGTATACGGCTGCAATTATGGATGCTGGCTCTGTTAGCTCTACTTACACTACTGGGTTTCCTTGTGTGTTTACTATGGCAGCAGCCGATTTTTTTCTTGGGAAAATAACATTTAATTTACTGTCAAGTAATTTATGGGTTGCTGAAATTGCCACTATGAGAGGCGCGCCTTCAACTTATTGTGGTTCAGGAACAAAAACCCTTTCAGGAACTCTTGACCGTATCCGTATTACCACAGTAAACGGCACAGATACCTTTGACGCTGGTTCAATCAACATCTTATACGAATAAATGAAAACCCCTGTAGTTTATAGTAGAAACTACGTAGTGTATTTTGAGTACTACATGGGGCAGACAATTATCCATTGTGATTGTTCTAAGTGGAATAAACAAGTTAAGCTTGAGTTACAAAAAGATGTGGATACTTTAATGTCCCTACATAAAAAACCCATATTAGCCTTACACGATATTGAAGACAGTAAACATAGAAAGTTTTTACAACTTATGAAATTTGAATACCACTCAGACGTTGCTTGCTCAGACGGCAAGACTCGTCAAATATTTACTAGGAGTCTATAATGGGATTAGCAGCAGCAGGTCTTGTAGCCGGAGGTTCTCTTTTAGGGAGTTATCTCCAAGGTAACGCAGCTAAGTCAGCGGCACAAACATCGGCGAATGCACAGCTTCAATCAGCTCAGATGGCTGCTGAGGCTCAGAAGTTCCGTCCTGTAGGCATCACAACTAACTTCGGTACTTCTGATTTCCAATTTAGTCCTGAAGGTTATCTCACAAGTGCTGGCTACACCTTAGATCCTCGACTACAAGCTGTCCAAGGTGGCTTGTTAGGTGGTCTACCTCAGACACAACAAGACGTAGCTAACATTCAAGCTATGGGTCGTCAGTATATGGCTCAGTCTCCTCAAGAGGCTGCACAGCAATACATGGCTAACCAGCAAGCTCTGTTGGCTCCTTCTCGTGAACAACAGTCAGCTAACTTGATGAACCAACTGAGTAATACAGGTCGTACAGGCTTGTCCATCGCTCAAGGCGGTAACTTAGGTATGTCTAATCCTGAATATCAAGCTCTGGCTAACGCTCGTGCCTTACAAGACCTTCAATTAGCTGCTCAGGCTACTCAAGCTGGTCAACAACAGTATACATTTGGTCAAGGCTTGCTCTCAAGTGCTTACTCTCCGTTGCAGTCTCAGTTGGGTACTGCCGCTACCTTGGAACAACTCGGTCAGTCTCCTCTGGACATCGGTGCTCAACTTGGTGGTCGTACTGCTACAGCTGGTGCTAACGTAGGTAATACTCTGTTGCAGGGCGGCTTGAACGCAGCTAGGACAGCTCAGGCAGGTAACGCTTACTCTCCATTCGGTACTGCTGTAAGTGGTCTAGCTTCAAATCAAGCTTTCGGTAGTGGTGTAGGTAACTATATTAATGCTTACCGTAATAGTTTAGACGCTAATAGACAGTATGGGGCTGAGAACGTCTACGGCTACGGCGGTGGAGGTATGCAACCTACTGAATCTGTATGGGGTAATATGTTTAACGTGGAAGGAGGCGTCTAATATGGCAACAGATTCTATGGTGGCAGGTCTGTTTAGCACTCCTGAACAATATCAACAAGCTCAAAGTCAAGCTGCTTTGAACCGTGGCGTTCAACTCGCTCAGTTAGATCCCTTTCAACGTGCATCAGCTCAGTTGTACCAAGGCGGTTACTTAGCCGGTGGCGCTATCGGCGGTGCTCTAGGCGGTCAAGACCCTATGCTTCAACGTCAATCTCAACGTCGAGCCTTTATTCAACAAATCGACATGAGTAGCCCTGAAGCACTGGTTAAAGGTATTAAGGCTTCAGCAGGTGATCCTGAGTTGAATGCTTATTTGTTGAAACAGTATACTGATCTCACTAACATTGCTCAGAAACAATCCATAATTGACAAGAATAAAGCTTGGGAAGCAAATAAGACAGATTATAAAGAACGTACTAATCTTGTCTCTCAAGTGGAGACTGATCTCGCTCAAGGTAAAGAAGTCGATCCTGTAACTTTAAACAAAGCTAAACTTGCTTTTGGTTACATCACAAAACCTCAAACTATGCCGCAAGCTGATGGCAATGTTATTGTTATTCCTCCTACAGTAGATGCTGCAATGTTTCCTAACATTGGTAAATTTATGACAAGCACAAGTAGTGCTGGAGGCGTAGGAGGTGCGGCAGGAGGAGGTAAAGCAGGTGTGATTACTACTCCGTTGGCTGAAGCGAAAGCCGCACAAGCTGAAGAAGATCGTCGAGGACGTTTAAGTAGTCTAGAATCTGGCGCTGCTCAGTTGCAAGTAACTCTCGATACGATTGAACAAACAAAAGGCTTGATTGGCCCTAAAACTACAGGATTTGGAAGCTTTCTGTCAGGTATCCCCACAACTGCCGCTATGACTTTAGCTGATAACACAGAGCAGATTAAAGCTAGTGTTGCCCTGACTAAGCTTAAAGAGATGAAGCAAGAATCTAAAACAGGTGCTTCTGGCTTGGGTGCTTTGAACATGAAGGAATTGGAAACAATTCAAAGTATCCTCGGTAAGCTCAATCCAAAGTCTGCTAACTACGCTACTGATTTGAAGAAGGTTGAAGAGTTTTTTGTACGTGCTCGAAAAGCAATGGATGAAGAAGTTCGTCTGACACGTGAAGGGCCAGCACAGAAACAATCACAGACTCCTACGCCACCTGCTAATAACAACTGGCAGAACTCTCAAGGTAAAGAAGGACAGTTAGCTATTTTGAATCAAGAGTTAGCTACAGCTCGTCAGCGAGGAAATGCAGCTGATGTCGCAGGTCTTGAGCGTGAAATCTCTCGTTTGAATGGTGGAAAGCCATCGACAACTAGCACTACAGGTAGTAAACTTACGTTTGATCAAAAAGTTCAACAAACAATGGCTGATCCTAAGAACGTAGGTAAGACTCGTGCTCAAGTGGAAGCAGCCTTACGTGCCGCTGGACATAAATAAGTAAGGATATAAATGGCTACTCTTCCACAAACACAAGAAGAAGCTCGTAAGTTAATCCTTCAAAGACAGGAAGCTTTACGACAACAATATGAGCAGGAACAAGCAGCTGGTACGTTAACTCGTAGCAAAGACGTTCAAATACGTCAACAGTTTGCAGATCTGAGTAAGCAGCTTGAACTAGCCTCTACAGGTACTGCTGGTAGTATCGGTAAAGGTTTAATGTCAGGCGTTCGTCAGAACTTTGACTTTCTAGGTCGAGGTATGCAACTTGCTGCGCCTTCCATGTCTCTTCCCGCAATATTAGCTCAAGCAGGGAGGAACTATAATTTTGGTCGTCCAGTTAATGAACCTCAAAGCCAAGAACAATTAGTTCCTTTCAGGGCTGGTCAAGGCGTAGGTGGTCTTGCTTCTGGAATGCTCCTTCCCGGAAATACAGTGAGATCTGTTGCTACAGGTGCTGGTTTAACTGCTGCCGATATTGGTATTGAGTCTCAAGGAGGCCCTCAGTCGATGGCTTCTTTGTCATATCTTGCAGCTTTCCTCGGTCGTTCTGGTTGGAAGGGCATGAAGTCTTGGCGTGAGGGTCGCAAGTTTGATGACCTCTTGAACAAACTTCCTGAAGATATGCCTGAGTTGGAGCGTAACGCTCTTAAACGCTTCATGTTGACAGGTCAAGGCTCAGACAACGGTATCGTAGCTGCTGCTATGCAGAAGTTAGAGACTAAGCCTGAGTTTGCTGAAATGCTTAAGAAGCTGCGTGAAGGCGCTACTGAGCAAACCTTGTCTGGTATGCGTCCTGATACAGGTAAGCTTACTAAAGAGCAAGCTAGTACAGGTCTAGTGCAGACAATTCAAAATAAACTTGATGGTCTTAAAGAGACTGTAGCTAAGTCTATTTTTGATCCTGATCGTCTAAGTTTATACGACAAGGCTAAAGGATATGGCGGTGGTAAAGCTATTGTTGATCCTACCAATACAGTTGCTCGTATTGATGAATTGATTAAAGAGTTTGAAGCTAAGAACACAGGTGATGCGGCTAATTCGATTAAAGCTTTAAAAGCCGTTCGTGAGCGTTTTGCACCTACGTTTAATACGGTAGGAAGTGAAGGCACTACAATTACTCGTGCTGGAGAACCTTCTAGAAATATTCCCGGAGCGCCTCCACGTTTAGTTACTGAAGAAGTAGTTGTTACTAAAACTGATGCTTTAGGAATGCCTTATCAAACAACAGAAACAAGGACTAGGGAAGTCCCGGGCTTTGGTGGAACGACTGTTGCAGGAACTCCTAATGTAAATGTCAATATTCCCGGAGCACCTTCTATTACTGTTCAGCAAAACGCACGTCCTGTCACTATTGAACAAGTACAGGGTGTGTTGTCTGAGTTTGGTAAGAAAGCTTCTAAAGATGATCGTTTGTTGCAAGATTTGTCTATCTCGTCTGAACAACGCATCAGTGCTGCCATCTTTGGTGGAATGAAAGACGATATTCGTGCTTCTCTAGGCAAGGTGACAGACCCTAATGATCGAAAAGCATTGACAATCCTTACTGAAGCTCGTAATCAAACATCGGATGCTGCGAAACGCTACAACGATGCTGTTGCTCAAGGAATGCCAGCATTCTTAAAAGACACTGATCCTGCTTCATTGAACTTTCAAACTTTGTCGGCTCAATATGAAAAGCTAACTCCTCAGCAACGTGCTTCTGTGCGTCAATGGGTAGGTGATACCGATCCTGAAGTCTTAAAGCAGTTTGATCGTCAAGTCTACACTAACTTCCTTGATAAGGCTCGTGATGCTGATGGCATGGTAGACCTAGGAAAGCTGACTAGCTTGTGGAACAGTACTAAGGCTACTGATCGTGATGCCGTTGTGACCGCTTTAGGTGTTAATGCAGGTGAGTTTAATGCGCGTATGCGTGATGCTACAGCTTTTAATAACCGTATTCGTGTGGCTCAACCAACTACTGAAGCAAACGTGATTAGCGAAGTTGCTCCTCCATTGGCTCGTTTAGCTGGCTCAACTGTTGGCTATGGCGCTCACCAAGGAGTTATGCTGACAGCGGATGTGGCTAAACAGTTGTTAGATAAAACTAAGTTAACTGATGACCAGCTGATGAAGCTTTTCTTGTCTAACGAAGGTGCTGACTTCTTGAAGACTCAGAAGCTAACTCCCGGCTCTGCTGAATTGTTGGATAAGTTGACTCAAGTGACTACATTGACTCCACCAGCGACAGGTACGGTACAGCAAGTTGGCGCTCAGTTGCAAGCTCCTGAAGTTACTCAACAGCCCATGCCTCAGACAACAGATGTAGTTATTCCTTCATTTGAGGAGGAGCCTGTTGCAATGCCTTCTGAACCTGCTGCACCATCAACAGAAACTCAAGTAGTGATTCCTACCTTCGACGAGTAAATGCCTCTAATAATCCTTGCTGGTGCTCTCAAGGCTGTTGAGGCTATCCAGCAGGGATGTGAGCTATACAAAGAATACAAAGGGGTAGTCCTTAAAGCGAAGGAGACCTTTGATGAGGCTAAAGAGCACGTAGATGAAGTACTAGGTCTATGGGAGTTCATTAAGTCTAAGTTGTTTCCGTCAAAGGAGCCACCTAAGGCTGTTACGCCGGAAACTACTTCTAAGACTACTGACGCACCATCTACTAAAAAGAAGGTACAGGCTAGAGTACCTCAGAGTGAGCAGGAGATTAAGAATGACCTCATAAAGAACTTGAAAGTGTTCTTTAAGGCCATGATAGCGATAGACAAGAAGATAGCTGAACAACAGTTACGGATAGATACTCAGTACATTGAGCCTGATGAGCTACTAGATGTCTCCTTAGACTTAGTAGTGGCTAAGAAGGAGATGGAGAAGGCTCAGAAAGAACTGAGAGAGGTTATGGTCTACCAGAGTCCTCCTGAGTTAGGGGCACTCTATAGCGATGTAATCGAAATGTTCGGAATAGTGCAGGAGAAACAAGAAATAACGCACTTGTTAACGATTAAGCGCAGAAAAGAAGAAGTATTTAAGAAGACTAAGTTAGTTAACAAGATACGTAAACGGATAGCATTGGTCGTAGTAATGGCTATATTGGTATTGGAAATATGGGGACTAACAGCAGCGATTCTTCTAGCGAGACACTCTACGTAAGCTTCCTCGTGTTGCTTACCTTGTTGTTCTGTCTTATCTTACCTTTTGAACTCTATTTATATCTTATCGTAAAGGACGCTGTAGCGGCGTGTAAACCAGCATGAACGAATTAATGAACCTGCTTAAAAGTGCAGCACCAGCTCTAGCGACTGCCGTTGGAGGCCCTCTAGGTGGCATGGCTATGAACGCTATTGCCGCTAAGTTAGGTGTGGAGGCTTCACCTAGCGCAGTCACTCAAGCTCTCAAAGACAATCCTGAACTAGCTGCGAAGCTCAAGGAGATCGACGCTAAAGAGTATGAAGTTGAGCAGACTAACCTCACTGAGCGCATGAAGGCTGACATGGCCTCTGACTCATGGTTGTCTAAGAACATCCGTCCGATGGTGTTGATATTCCTCTTGCTGGCCTACAGTGGCTTCGCTATTGCTTCTATTTTCAATTATGAGACTAGAGGTGCGTATGTTGAGCTTCTAGGTCAGTGGGGAATGCTCGTGATGTCTTTCTACTTCGGTGGTCGGACAATGGAAAAACTAGCTGATAAGGTTGGAAAGAAATGAAGTTTTTTGAGTTCTTAGATAAACAAGGCGCGGAGCTTACGCCTGAACAAGTCGTATGTAGGATCGTTATGATGGTATCTCGTACCTTATGCTGTGTTATTTTAGCTGTGATCTTGACGTTGCTCTATGCCTTCTTCGATCCAACTATCGACAATAAAGACATATTCGCCATCTTAGGCCCCGCCTTCTCAACAATCATCGGTGGATTTATCGGTCTATTGGCTGGTATCAACCTAGCTGAACTAATTAAGAAAGGAACTGAAGATGAACCTCAGTGAGCACTTTACCCTTGAAGAGGCTACCTACAGCGAGACTGCTGTGCGTAACGGTATCGACAATCAGCCTTCTACGCTCCAGTTGGAGAACATGAAGACAGCAGCTCAAAAGCTTGAGCAACTCAGAGCACTGACAGGCCCTCTACGTATTAACTCATGGTTACGTCTACCAGCCGTTAATGTGGCTGTTGGAGGCTCCAAGGTTAGCTCACACATGGACGGTTGGGCTATTGATGTCTCCTCATCGAAGCTGACTCCGTACCAGTTGTGTCAGGAAGTCAAGAAGGCTGGCATCAAGTTCGATCAGATCATCCATGAGTTCGGTCGTTGGATGCACATCAGCTTCGCACCTGAGATGAGACAACAAGAACTAACTATCTTCCGTCCTGAGAACAAGTACAAAGCAGGTATCCTCACCGAAGAGGAATATCACAAAGCCTAATTGACTCATAAACGAGTCACGAAGCCCTCTAATGTATCGTTAATGAGTCATTAGAGGGCTTTTTTGCGTATCTACACAAAGATGATTGCTACAGTAACAAACCCTAAGTGAATCAGGATAGCATTAGCCATCTCGTACACATCTTCGTCAGTCTCAACAACGGCTTGCTCAGTATGTTGAATACCTAGTACAAGTCCCCCAGACCATGAGAAGTCTACTATCATGTCCAATGCCTCCACGTGTTAGCGATAATATGAGCGCAGGTGATCATTTCAACCACCCGCATGAGGATAACGACCTTAGAAGGCAATCTCACAAGCTCCAGCGGTGCAAGACAGCATCTGAGCACCTTCTACGTTATCTGTGTTCTCTACCATCCCTTCCCAATCAATCGATGTAGGCATCTGAGATACCAGTTCCTCATAAACCTTTTGATCGATGGACTCGTATGGGGCTTGTCGGTAAGTTCCACCATCCATCGGCAGATATGAAACTCCAGTAATCTCATCGAAGTTCTCCCATGTCCAAGCTCCTACCTTAGGCCACTCATTCTCATTGACTGAGATGGTAACTGAAGGCTTATGTTCACACCAGTGGCGCTGGAATGTCAACCACAAGTCCAAGTGTTCAATAGCATTCAAGTCCTCACGTAGACGAGCACCCTCAGGTGTCTTCATTGGGAAGGAGAAGATAGCTGTTGACTCAGGCTTCATCACACAAGGCTCCCAAGGGAATCCAGCATCCTTCAAGAACTGAGTGAGAGGATCTTTGGCATCAGAGCGTACACGACGAATAAAATAAGCACTGTGTTGAGGATGAATGCCACTAGCAGTACCAGTAAGCTGGCTAACCGTACCTTCGGGTTTGACACAGGTGATTGCAGCAGAAGCATTGATGCCAAGTTCAGCAGCAAGAGACTTATTAGTATCCACAGCAACATTCTTCAGCTCCTCCAAACGTGCTGGTAGATCCTTGTCGTAGGCATTGTTGAGCAAGGTATTGTCTAGGATACCAGTCATGGAGACACCCAACAAACGCTCTTCCTCAGTGTTAGTCTGCCACACCTTACGCAGGTACGGGAAGCTAGTCAAGGTCGATTGGAAGGTTCCCAAGATTGTCGCAATAGCGACTTTTTCTTTAAGAGACTCCAATGTATCCCCCGAACGCACAATAACTGAACTGAGGTTGCAAAATTGGTAAGGCCGGAGAATGATTTCAGAACAAGGGTTAGTACCCCATTCTTTACCGAGTACACGACGACCATTCTTAGACGCTTGAATTTCAGACGCATAGCGGTTAAAAATGCCACGCTCTCCTGAATGACTTTCATAGATATTGCTCCACTCTCGCATGAATTGACCCACATCGGGCTTGACATCGTACACTGCTGAATTGTTAGCTAAGGCACGTTGACCGTTACCGTCCCACCAGTTACCAGCTTTAGCGTGAGCCATACGATCATCGTCTAAGTCAGACAGAGAGATCATTGCTGATCGACGAACTCCACCGACAACCACAACTTCTCCAATCTTACAGAGAATATCATGTGCTTCAATCGAGAAGAGCTTGCGGCCTTGGGCAGCTTTAAACTTAGCGACCACGTACTTAAAGAGTTCGACCAACGGCTCTGGGCCACTCGCACGTCCCCCGAAGGTCTTGAGGCGTGTACCAGCAGGGCGCACAGCAGAGACATCCCACTTAGGTACTTCTCCCGCCCACAATAGAGCGAGTACCTGTCGTAGCGCCTTAGCCCATCCCTCTTTGGAGTCTTTAACGTGAACCACAGTATTAGACTCATAAAGCTTCTCAGGAATTTCAGGTAAACGGTTGACATACTTACGCTCCACAGAGAAACCTACGCCTGTACCACACAGGAGGATGTACATAGCCTCATCGAAGGCTTTAGGGTCATCGATGGGCAGGAATGAACAGTTATAACCAGCTACGTTCTGACGCTCCAGAGCCTCACCTGAGGTCATAATTGAGCGCATCGATGGCATAACGTCCAAGTTGATCACTGCATTCTCTAAGCGGCTACGCAACTCAGGTGTCAAAGTGTAGTTATGCTTGTCACTTAGGTGACTCTCCATGAAGTCAAAGTAGCGTTTAGCTGTCTCGTGCCAGTGTTCACGGCGACCTTTATCGTCCAAGTAGCGACTATATCGGCTTTTTGCAATATAGGTCTGATAGGGTGTCATTGCTGATGTCATTGTTGTTTGCTTTTCTCTAGTTCAATTAGTTTTTCGAGGTAATGGATTGCCTTTTGGAGGTCGGCTATACCGCCCTTGTCTTTCCAGCGGGACACGTATTTTACACAGTTTCCTTCAAAATAGCCAATGTTATTTGCATAAATGTAGTCCCAAGGCTGAATTTCTTTCTCCTTGTAATGATTTCCACTTACTTGTTTAGCATTAGCGCCCTTGATTTCGAGATCTTTAGCGGTTGTTCCGTTCAATCCTGACATATACTCCTCAATCTCTTTGAGTGTTGGTTTCATTATGTGAGTACTTTCGTTCTAAATATTCAATAGAGAGGAACATTTCATCGAAGTGTCCGTCCTCTACTTCGTTCATGACCAGTAAGCCTCGCCAATGACGGTTACTTAGTTGATCCATGTAGTCCTCATCATGAAGGTAATAGCTGCCAGCGACAATAGCGCATATAGGCTTGCCATCAGCACGTTTCCCATAAGCGATCTGCTTACCCTGTTGATGTCCTGCCACACAAGACATATGAAGCTTACTGATAATAGCAGCAGGAGAAGCAGCAGGGCGTCCCATAGCGCCAACAGGCCAGTAATGGTTAAAACCAACACCATTGATAAAAACAGGATGAAGGAATTCATGTACTTCCCAATCTTTCAAGTTAAGGTCATCATAGGTCAGTAAGCCTTCGAGCATAGGATTGTTGTTCACAGCCCTTGTGAGGCGATGCTCATGGTTACCCTTCAAGAACACCATACGAGGCTTGTAGACCTTCTGTTTGTTCTCCTTCTGATTCTTCTGAAGAGCATGAAGAGGGTTTAGTAAGGTCAGCATCCCTGTGTTTCCAGCTGCTACGTCAGCTAGGTAGCGTTTACCTTCGAAATACTTGCTACCTGCTTTATCGTGGCTGGAGAGACTAGGGAAGTCCCAGTGATCACCGAGGTGAACTACGATGTCTGGACGGTACTCACAGATTGCTTTCCCTGCCCATGTGAGATGCTCTTGTGGGGCATCTGGTTTAGCTTGTGTGTCTGGAATGACTAAGATCCTCATGCGAAGAGATCCTTATTTGGCTTGTGAAATGGGAGTGTCTCATAGACCTCAGGGAAGGCCAACAAGAGCTGCTGAAGCATCTGATCGTTCAAGCATCGTCCATAACCTGCGAAGGGCTTACCAGTACGATCATCACATTCATTGAGAGGGAACTCAACTGAGTAGTACACCTGATCTTTGATGTTGTATCCGTAGTGCTTGCTCATCTCGTCTAGGATACGGTCTAGGACTTCCATCCAAGTAGTGTCATGAGGTTCGATGATGATGGATTCTTTGCGAGGACGTAACGTACCTTCCTCGTCGATCCACTCATGCGTCACCATCTCGAAAGCCCAATAGTCATCATCCATGAGCTTAGGATGGTCTTCCTCCTCTACGAAGGCTACAGGCTTAGTCCATAAGGACATGAAGTGTGCTTTTAGATTCTCAAACATAGTTAACTCCTTCGGTTTGTTCTTTACGATTGCGTGAAAGTATTCATTAAGTGTCATTGAAGTCTCCGTCTACAGGATGGTACACCACCCATTGTGTCTCAAAGATTCCATTGTCGTAATCCTTGATGACCTTAGATGTTGTAATTAAACGACACCCTAGTCTAGGATGATCAGTCACGTAGACTTTGTAGCACCCGTCAGTCCAGTCAGGCTTAAACGGAGGTGGTTTATAGTGAACTACTATCTTCGCCATGATACTTCTTTCCTTCTTCAATGCCTCTCTCCAAGGCCGTGATGATACCTAACTGGAGAAGAGCTAGACGTTCCTCATCGCTCATGTCAAACGTATAAGTTGCGCTACCGTCTTCATGTTCCTTAACCAATTTTAGATCCATTGTAAACACTCCTTCTACGTTCTTTAAGCCAATCTTCAGGGATTACTTTATCAGCGTACATATACCCGTTTTTAATGCACCACATAGCATACGTTGTACGAGATGTCTTACTTAGACGCTGTTTGCTATTCGAGAATACGAAACGAATGTCTAAGTGGGGATGCTGCCTCTTCACGAGCATGTGCTTCTGACGATCTAGAGCAGTGAATAGCCCTTTAGTCTCGATGATGATACCGTTGTCAAGTACGAAGTCAGGTGTGTACTGGTGTTCACTCGCTGGCTTGATGTACTTAACCTTGGTCTTCTCATACGTGAAAGGGATACCCGCTTCAGTGAGAGCATTAGCGACCTTCTCCTCTAAGCCGCTACGCCAACCATGTCTGATAGCGTTAGCTCTTACGTCACTTGTTGTCTTACGAGTTACCATTACTCTTCTTCTTCAAGTTTAAGTTTGCACTTACCATCACGAGCTTTTAGCATCGAGTCTGCCATTAAGTAAGAAACCAGTGCAATTTCATCTCCGTCTAAAGTATCACGCATCTCAGCAGCGCCAAGAAGACCAGTTAATGCCTTAGCAGCAAAGTAATCACGTAATGTCATGCCATCTACGTCTGTTCCAATTCCGATGTGTGGAAAAGCTGAACCACCTGTGTTCATAGTTTAGTCCTTTCATACTGATGCAACAGCGCACCGAAGGCATCTACGAAGATCTCATCGTGCTGAGTATGTCCCATAGCGAACATGATAGCGTGGACGAGTTCATGGCAGAATGTCTGTTCAGTGAAGTTCTTGTTCATACCTGAGCGAAGATAAATCATGAATGTAGCACAATCACATTTACCGTACTCGCTCAAGTCCTCTACGTACTTGACTGTCCATTGACACCCAACAAGATAGAAAGATGAGGGCACGTTTGGTTTGGTGTTCTTCGTAACCATAACAGTCAAGTTTTCATCGACACGAAGTTGATTACCATCGTAAGCTTTGAGACAAGCGTCATAGTATTCCATTTCAGTTTTACAATCCTCTAGAAGCTTCTCTGCCTTCTTAGGCCCAATGCCCTTCAAGCCAATGATGTTGTCAATACGATCCCCTGTGAGCACCTGAGTGAATAAGTTACGAAGACCTTGCTCTTCAGTAACGTAGTATTCCTCGTGCTTCACGAAGTTGTAGTGCCAACCAGCGACTTGATCTAGGTCTTTGTCAATGGAGACAATCCATCCACCCGTCTTAGTTGCCTCGATAGCCACTGCATCGTCTGCCTCTTGACCTTCAACCAGTTCTGCCCCTAGGCGCTGGAGATGGTTCCTGATAGCTTCGTAATGCACTGGCCTCTTAGCATCCTTCCTGTTCCCTTTGTAAGGCTCAGTGACTGCTATCTCATTGCGGAAGTTCCCTCGACCTGTGATGTACGCTTTGTAGTCATCACACTTCAAGTCATCGAAAACAATCTCATGAACTAACTGAGTCACACGAGCCAAACAGATAGCCTCATCAACGTCTTCACTGGCAAACCCAACACGATAGGTTATGATATCAGCGTCGATGATGGCTAACTTAGGTTTATCAAAGGGTGTCGTCATCTTCGCCTGTGGTTGTCTCAGGCACGTAAGTCTTCACTTCAGTGACCATGATCGTCTTCAGCGATGGAGCATTACCGTGTTTAGCTGACATACGGTGTGTGTACGAGCCTACGATGGCTACGCACTTAGAGCCGTTACCGAGAGCTTCGATAGGAACTTCTTGGAGCTTATCGTCAGTAGGCTTGAACAAGTACTTGCTCTTAGCGACGATGAAGTTACCCATAGCATCCTTGTGCTTCACTTTGATGCCTAGCCCTGTGAGCTTCGCTGCATCGTCATCGGAGATGTTACCGATGGTGCACTCGTAGCGATCATTGTCGGTGTTGAATGCTTTGTTGAATTCTGCCATCCACTTACTCCAGAAGAGTTCGCCTTGGATTTTAACTGCTTTGAGATCTGACATATATCTGTGTTTCCTATCACTTAGTTAGGCCGTAGCCCTGTTACTGTAAATAACTACCTTCTCGACGAGAGATAGCTTCTGCTTCATCCTCGATGTAATCTAAGGCTGCTGAAAGCACCAAGTATACCTCAAGGAGATCTAGATCATCGCTGTGCAAGAGAGTGAAAGAATTCTCACCTATGTTCAGCATGATCTGAGATTTCAATTTGTCTGACTTATCGATCATTTAATTCCTTAAAGTAAGTTGCCGCTACAGCCAGACACATAGCTACAAACTGGTCATCATCCATGTTGCTCTTAGCGTCATTATAACGCCAACAAACCCACTGCACGTTATCCAGTTCATACCCTTTTGAAGAATCAATCCGATCAATCGAAGGCGATGTCCACTTATCCCCAATTCTACCCATTTCTACACCTGTCCTCGCACACTTACCTTGTTGTTTTTCCCATAGCTCGTGCATAAAAGGCGTTGTGATATTAAAAGAAAGTTGATCCTTCTTAGCTCGTTTCTTGGCTGACATTACTTTATTAGAAATTGTTCCTTTCAAAGTTCGACGATGGCGGTATTGTAGTTCATTGTTTGGAGTGACTGACATTTACGTTTCCTTCTACGCTTAAAAGCCTAAACTTTAGCATAAATTATAGGTTTTGTCAAGTTTTAATGAGTTTCTCGCCAGTTGGCCCCGACAGAGTATTCGCCTGAGAGAGGACAACGTAAGTTATACGCCAAGCCAGCATCTTTAATGGCATCGACAAAAGCCTTGCCAACTAAGTCAGCTATCTCAGGTCTACATTCAATCTGAGCTTCGTCATGCACCCACGCAACCAACTTAACTTCCCACTTATTCTTGCGGACAGTCTCATCAAATAACACAAGAGCTTTCTTCATGACAATCGCGCCAGCGCCTTGTAACAAGCTATTGAGTGCCGCGTGTTCACTACGAACCCATATCTTACGACCATCAAGCCCGGGTACATAGCCCTTGCTCGCGTATAAGGCGACTTTATCACGTAAACGCTTGAGCGCGGGAGTCCCTTTAAGAAAGGCATCGATAAGCTTTTGTCCATCCTTAGCACTACCACCGACAATCGAGCCAACCTTGGAAGGCCCCGCGCCATACATCCAGCTATAGATAAACGTCTTTGCTTGATCGCGTGTCTGCAACCCCGCTGCTTTCTGGTTGATCGTATGGATGTCCGTTCCATCTTTAGACGATCCCTCACAGACTGTTTTAACATATGCTTCGTCCTTCATATAATGAGCAAGCATTCGCAGTTCCAAACCACTAGCATCTGCTCCAACTAACACATTTCCCTCTTCCACTGTCCAACATTGTCTACACTCTGGCCCGTAGGGAGATCCTGAATTTGGAATTTGCGCCATATTTGGTTTCATATGAGTAGCCCTTCCTGTTACAGCTCCATTGGTGATGACTCTACCGTGTACCCTTCCGTCAGCTCCTACGACCTCTAACCACGATTCAATCTGAGCGATACGCTTACCTAGCATCATGTACTCAGCGATCAACTGAGCGATAGGATACTTCAGAGACATCAACACAGCTTCATCGACAATAGCCTGACCTTGTGGGTAGTTAGCTGTAGGCTCGGTGAACTTCTTAGGCTTCCACCCGAGGCCAATGAGCTTCTCAGCTATTTGTTGTCTACTAGCTGGATTGAATACCACCACTTCAGGCTTGAGAACCTTCCCTGTCTTTTCAGAGATGCGCTCAACCTCATACGGTGGATAGAGATCCTGCATTTTGTCATTGATGGCACTCATCTTCCCCTTGAGTTCAGCTAGTAAGCACGTAGCGTGAATGGTGTCTAGTTTGAATCCATTCTTCTCTTGCTTGTTGATTATGGAAGCAACTTGATGTTCCAAGTGAACTGAGTCACGAGAGAACTCTTTAGAGTCAATCTCTAGCTCTAAGTGTTTGAAGACTCTAACCAACACATCAACGTCCCGCTGACAATAATGCTCAAGCAAACCCATGTGAGGATTGTCATAACATTCTCCCTTGTATTCTTGTCTACGATTGTTTAACCATTCCCAAACACGTTCGTACTCAATCTTCTGAAGCTTCAGAGTTTCGCCCCAACTTGCTAGGCTGTGTCCCCCGTCCCTTGTTGGCTCTAAGAGTCTGCTTACCACGAGTGGATCGTACGCTTTCTTCAACCCAATCTTGGTCTTCCAAAGCCTGTTTAAGATCGGAAAGTCGAATGATAGGCCGTTGAATGCGATCAACTGTGATGCCTTTTCGAGATAGGCTGTTAACCCACTTGGATTGCTCCATGTAATTGTTTCTCCTGTGTCAATGTCTTGTGTCACACATAGATGAATCACATCATGTGCCATGTCAGTCTCAATGTCGAGAGCAATGCGTTTCATTATTTTAGATTTATAAAGAGTCCGATTTGAGCGAATGAGTAACCGATCCACATGATACCAGCTCCCATGTCACCCTTGAGCCACTGTAGCGTACCTACAACAGCGTAGCCTATGCCGATAGTTCCCACGATAATCATCTCGATCATGCTTCACCTCTTAGGATTTTCATTGCCTCATCATGACCTTTGGCAATGTGGTTTTGTGTTGATACATCTGCCCAACAAGCAATTCCAACACAAATTAAAGGAACAAAGATACAAAGTAAAAGCTCCACCATCTCACAGTTCCTCCATTACAGTTTCAATCATGCGTCCTGTATCCATGTCGTACTTCAATGCACACGCTGGCCCTGTGAGTCCATTGTAGCGATTCTTAGCCACTGCAACCTTAGTCGTGTGACGCACATTAGGATCAGTACTCATGGAGTTACGCTCCAAGGTGATCACAGCATCGGACAACTGAGCGATAGCACCTGAGCCTCGCAGTTGAGACAACGATACAGATTCACCGTCCTCATGTCCCTTGTTCGATGTACTAGGTCGCTTGAGGTGCGATACGCAGATCAAGGTAATACCAGTCTCCTGTACCAATGTCCTCAGACGAGTCATCAAGACATCAATGCTCTTGCGCTCATCATTCCCATCCATACCAGAGACAACGAGAGAGATATGATCCAAGAAAACAACACGGCAATCACAAGCCTTGGACATGTATCGTATACGGTTAAGCACGTTGTCAATAGCAAGGGAGCCGAAATGATCAAAGAGGAACACACGATTAGTGCCCAGAGTAGCATCGAATGCCTCCTTCAATTCTCGTTCTGTGACTTGGGTATCGGGTAGGTGCAGCTTTTTGTTTGCTTGCAGTGACATAATTGATCTGGCAGTCTTTCGCACTGACTCCTCCAGAAACATACCGCCGATGTTCCACTTGGTTGTTCTGAGTATCTGATACAGGATTTCTCTAAGGAACTGACTCTTTCCAAGGCCTGATCCAGCTGTGACTGTAATGAGTTCAGATGCTCGTAGACCGTATAGAAGTTCGTTAAGGCCTTTGAACGGATAGAAGGCTTCAGCGACTGGCTCAGGTGCAGATACGCTGTCCCAAAGTGTTGAGGCTTGGATGATCCCATCGGGTACATAACTCTCAGCTCTCCACCACTGGTTAACGTATTCAGCTCCTCGTCCGTTAATGAGGTAATCACAGGCATCTTTGCACTCCTTTAAATGTTTAACTATTTTAACCTTGTTCCCGAAGAGTTCAGCTACGTCCTTAGCTGCCTTCTGTCCCACCTCATCAGCGTCAAAACAGATCACGATAGTCTCGAAGCTATCTAGGTACTCATACTGAGCCTTGCAGTCTTTAACAGCCGCTGAAGCCCCATTACGGATGCTCACAGTAGGCCACTTGCTGCCTGTCATCTGATACGAAGCTAATGCGTCTAGTTCACCCTCGACAATGGTGATGTACTTCCCTTCCTTCTGAAACAAGGTTAAAATTGTTAAACATTTAAAGGAGTGCAAAG